GAGCTCGAGCTGAACGCGACGCAGCACGGCGTGGCAGACACCTATCGCTTCCACGCTGGCACCAGCCTGAACAGCAACGGCGAGCTGATCTGGAACGGCCAGAACTACCTTCGCTTCCCGATCGAGGGCGAGGGCTTTGAGTACAGCGGCAACGGCCAGCTGCCACGGCCGAAGGTGCGGGTGAGCAACATCCTCGGCACTATTACGGCGCTGCTGCTCAGCTTGCCCGATGGGCTCGAGGGCGCGAAGCTGACGCGGATCCGCACGCTGGCCCGCTACATCGACGGCGGCAATTTCCCTGGCGGCACTAACCCCTACGGCACGCCAGATCCGACCGCGGAGTTCCCGCGCGAGATCTACTACGTGGACCGGAAGGTGGCCGAGACGCGCGACGTGGTGGAGTTCGAGCTCGCGGCATCGTTCGACCTGGCCGGAGTGCGAGCACCCAAACGGCAGTGCATCGCGAACATCTGCCAGTGGGTCTACAAGTCGGCGGAGTGCGGCTACACCGGCGGCTTGGCCACCTGCGAGAAGACGCTCGATGCTTGTAGGGCGCATTTCGGCGCGACCGCTGATCTGCCCTTCGGATCCTTCCCCGGCATCGGCACCTACACCGTCTGATCATGACCTGGCGCACCGCAGCACTCGATCACGCCAAGGCTGAGGATCCCCGCGAGGCCTGTGGCCTGCTGGTGGTGGTCAAGGGGCGCGAGCGCTACTGGCCGTGCCAGAACCTCTCCGCTGGCACCGATCAGTTCATCCTCAGCCCCGACGACTACGCAGCGGCCGAGGATGCCGGCGAAATCATCGCGGTGGTCCACAGCCACCCGGTCACGCCGCCACAGCCCAGCGGGCCGGATCTGGTGGCGTGCGAGAAGAGCGGGCTGCCCTGGCACATCGTCAACCCGAAGACCGAAGCATGGGGCGGCTGCGAGCCATCGGGCTACAAGGCGCCGCTGATCGGCCGTGAATGGGCGTGGGGCGTCACCGACTGCTGGACGCTGGCGCGCGACTGGTGGCAGGCGCAGGGCCTGCAGCTGCCCGACTGGGAGCGGCCGCTGACCCCGCAGGATTTTGAGGCGGCGCCGATGTTCGATGGCTGCTGGAAGGCTGCAGGATTCCGCGAGCTGGACGATGAGGATGAGCTGCAGGTGGGTGACGCGCTGCTGATGAGCATCAGCGGGCCGGGGCTCAATCACGTCGGCGTCTACATCGGCGACGGCCTGGTGCTGCATCACATCCGCGGCAGGCTGAGCAGCCGCGACCTCTACGGCGGGTGGCTGCAGAAATGCACGGGCCGGCGGTTGCGCCATCCTGAGTTCACTACGATGGGTGGAGGCTGAGCGGGGCCATGCTGCGCGAGATCCGGGTCTATGGGCGGCTGGCAAAGTTCCTCGGCCGGCGCGTGTTCCGCGCGGAGGTGGCGACCGCTGCTGAGGCGGTGCGGTTCCTGCTGGCCAACTTCCCGCAGCTCGAGAAGCACATGGCCGACCAGCACTACCGGGTGAGCGTCGGCGGCTATGACCTGAGCCTCGAGGAGATCCACGACCCGGCCGGCCAGCAGCAGATCAAGATCGTGCCCGTGCTCGCAGGTGCTGGTGCGGTGGGGCGAATCATCGCCGGCGTGGCGCTGCTGGCCATCGGCTTCCTGGTGCCAGGTATCGGCGCGCTCGGCGTCCAGCTGCTGGTTGGCGTCGGCGCCTCTCTGGTGCTCGGCGGTGTGGCGCAGCTGCTCACGCCGGTGCCGAAGGTGCCGCAGGGCGCCGCATCCAACACCGACCAGGACCCGCGCAAGTCCTACAGCTTCTCCGGCATCCAGCAGACCAGCCGCCAGGGCGTGCCCGTGCCCGTGGTCTACGGCGAGACGCTGGTGGGCTCGGTGGTGATCTCGGCCGGCGTTGACACCGTGCAGGTGGCGGGATGAGCAGGATCGTCGGCGCAGGTGGTGGCGGTGGTGGCGGCAAGGGCGGCGGCGGTGGCAGCACCAGCCAGCCGCAGCGCACGCCAACAGAGGCCGCCGACAACCTGAACAGCGCGCAGTATGCGCAGCTGCTGGACCTGATCAGCGAGGGCGAGATCGAGGGCCTGAAGGCCGGCGCGCAGTCGATCTTTCTGAACAACACGCCGCTGCAGAACGCCAACGGCACCTACAACTTCCAGAACGTCACCGTCTACACCCGCAACGGCACGCAGGATCAGGCTTTCATCCCCGGATCGGCTGACATCGAAGACGAGAAGCCGGTGGGCGTGCAGGTGCAGCAGGCCACGCCGATCGTGCGCACGATCACCGACGCGAACGTGGACGCGGCGCGGATCTCGATCACGGTGCCGCAGCTGCAGTCGTTCACCAACGAAGGCGACATCAACGGCACCGACGTGCGCCTGCAGATCGCCGTGCAGTACGGCGGCGGCGGCTACACCACGGTGATCGATGACACGATCGCCGGCCGCACCGCTGACACCTATCAGCGCGACTACCTGGTGGGGCTGGCCACCACGCCGGCCGACATCCGCGTGACCCGGATCACGGCCGACAGCAGCAGCGCCAAGCTGGCCAACGCCTTCACCTGGTCCACCTACACCGAGATCACCTACGCCAAGCTGCGCTACCCCAACAGCGCGCTGATCGGCCTGCGGGTGGACGCTGAGCAGTTTTCGAGCATCCCGAGCCGCACCTACCTGATCCGCGGCATCAAGGTGCGCATCCCGTCGAACGCGACGGTGGACACCACCAACGGCCGGCTGGTCTACGCGGGCATTTGGAACGGCACACTCGGCGCGGCGCAGTGGTGCTCCGATCCGGCGTGGATCCTGTGGGACCTGCTCACCTCCACGCGCTACGGCTTCGGCGATCACGTCAAGGCAGCGCAGCTCGACAAGTGGGCGTTCTATGCCGCGAGCCAGTACGCTTCGACGCTGGTTCCTGACGGTTTTGGCGGTTTTGAGCCGCGCTTCTCCTGCAACATCAACATCCAGACGGCCGAGGAGGCCTACAAGCTGATCAACGACATGTGCTCGGTGTTCCGAGCCATGCCGTACTGGAGCACCGGCGCGCTGACGATCAGCCAGGACCGGCCGGCCGATTCCGCCTACCTGTTCACGCTGGCCAACGTCTCCGAGGAGGGCTTCAGCTATCAGGGCAGCAGCCGCAAGACACGGCCGAGTGTGGCCGTGGTGAGCTACCTCGACATCCCGAGTAGAGAAATTGCTTACGAGGTGGTCGAGGACCAGGCCGCGATCGCGAAGCACGGCGTGGTGTCCACGCAGATCAGCGCCTTTGCCTGCACCTCCCGCGGTCAGGCCAGCAGGATCGGCGAGTGGCTGCTCTATTCCGAGCAGTACGAAGGCGAGGTGCTCAGCTTCACCGCATCGATCGATGCCGGCGTGGTGGTGCGGCCTGGGCAGATCATCGAGATCAGCGACCCGGTGAAGGCCGGCTCACGGCGCGGCGGCCGCATCACCGCAGCCACCACCACCACGGTCACGGTTGATGATGCCAGCGGGCTTTCAGCTGGTGCAGCCGCCACCCTCTCGGTGATCCTGCCCGATGGCACGGTGCAGAGCAGTGCGGTGACGACGATCGCCGGCAACGTGGTCAGCCTGGCCACGCCGCTGGCCGCAGCGCCCAACGCGAACAGCGTGTGGCTCTACCAGACCTCGAACATCCAGACCTCGACTTGGCGCGTGCTCAGCGTGCAGGAGCAGGACGGCGCGAAGTACGCGATCAGCGCGCTGGCCTACAACCCCAGCAAGTACGACTACATCGAGCGCGGCGCGCGGCTGCAGCAGCGGGACATCACCGACCTAAACATCATCCCGGCGGCGCCCACCAACCTGCAGGCCGTCGAGACGCTCTACGAGCTGAACGGCCGCGCGCTGGCCAAGCTGATCATCAGCTGGCAGCCGGTGGTCGGGGTCAATGAGTATCGCGTGCGCTGGCGGCCGCAGAACGGCAACTGGACCAGCACCACACAGGCGCGGCCCGATTTCGAGATCCTCGACACCACCGCCGGCGTCTATGAGGTGCAGGTCTACAGCCTCAATGCAGCGCTGCGGCAATCGGTGGAGCCGGCCAAGCTGACGGTGCAGGCCTTCGGCAAGACCGCACCGCCGGAGAGTGTCACGGGGCTGTCCCTGATCCCGATCGACAACGCCAGCGCCATCCTCAGCTGGGATCGCTCCCCCGAGCTGGACGTGGTGCTCGGCGGCAAGGTGCTGATCCGCCACAGCGTGCTGCTCACCGGCGCCATCTGGGAGGAGAGCCAAGAGATCGTGGCCGCGGCCGCCGGCAGCCAGACGCAGAAGCAGGTGCCGGTGCTTGAGGGCACCTATCTGGTGAAGTTCGAGGATGACGGCGGCCGCCGATCGCTGGTGGCCAGCACCGTGATCGTGGACCTGCCCACACCGCAGCCGCGGCAGCTGGTGCAGACCTACGCGGAGGAGCTGGAGAGCCCGCCCTTCAACGGCAACTACACCGACATGTTCTACGTGGCCAGCCTGGCCGAAGCGGGCGG